GAAGAGACTAGGGAAGAGTATCATGGTCTAGACGAAGTAGCCTTGATGTCTTTGATATCTGATGATGGTGTTGAGGTTGTTGAGCATACTGAAGTGTTAGAAGAAGAAATTCCTTATCACGATATCGTAATAAAAAGAAAGAGTTACGATGGTAGGATAAAGATAGAGAATGTACCACCTTCCGAATTCCTTATATCAAGAGAGTCTAAAAATCTACAGGACGCTAGATTTGTTTGCCACCGGGTATTAAAAACTTTATCAGAGTTAAGGGAGATGTATCCTGATGAAGATTTAGGACCAGAAGATTTAAGCGGTAGTGGAGAAGATATGACTGACTTCTCCAGCGAGAGATTGGAAAGATATGCCTTTGATAAATCAGCACAATATTGGGAAGGTTGGGGAGATGCTGGAGTTAATGAGGAAGAGGGTTTAAGAACATATTGGTTGTATGAATCTTTCCTAAGAACTGACTATGATGGTGACGGTATTACAGAGTTAAGAAAGATATGTAGTGTTGGGAGTAAAATTTTAGCTAATGATGAAATAGACAGAATACCTTTCGTGTCTATAACGCCAGTAAAGATACCGCATAAGTTTTTTGGTCTGTCAGTTGCTGATCTTGTTATGGACCTTCAGTTAATGAAGAGTACGCTAATGCGTAATCTTATGGACAATATGTATAATCAGAACTTTGGCCGCTATGCTGTTCTTGAGGGCCAAGCGAATCTGGATGACCTGCTCACACAAAGACCGGGCGGGGTAGTCAGGGTAAAATCCCCCAATGCTGTCACCCCTCTGGCTACACCCTCCCTTGAACCATATACATTCCAGATGCTTGAGTATCTTGATAGTGTAAGGGAGTCTAGGGCTGGTGTTTCTAGAATGTCACAGGGTATGAATGAAAATGCACTAACCTCTCATACGACTGCTACCGCTGTCAACGCTGTTATGTCTGCCGCGCAAAGTAGGGTAGAGCTAATAGCTCGTAACTTTGCTGAGACAGGTGTTAAAGACCTGATGATCTGTATCTATGAACTCCTGCATAAGAATCAGGATAAAGAGCGCATGATACAATTAAGGAATGAATGGGTTCCGGTAAGGCCGGATGTATGGCGTGATAAGTATGACTGCACCGTGAGTGTTGCTCTAGGAAGTGGCAATAAGGACCAACAGATGATGCATCTATCTCAGATGCTACAGTTTGCTGGTGAAGCTATGAAGGGTGGTCTGCCTATAGTCTCTGTACAGAATATGTACAATCTTGGCGCATCTCTTGTTAAGGCTATGGGCTTCCAGAATGTAGATGATTACTTGACTGATCCATCTCAATTACCGCCTAATCAGGATGAAGGTCCATCACCTGAAGAACAGGCTAAACTACTTGAGGCTCAGGTTAAGCAGGAAGAACTGAAGATTAAGTCTGCTGAAGTCCAGATTAAGGCTCAGAAGATTCAACAGGAGTATGAGAAACTCGCTATTGATACTCAACTCAAACAGCAGGAAATTAACATTGAGCGCGAGCAGAAACGCGCCGTAGCTATAGGTAGAACATAATGGCATCTAAATTTAAAAAACAGACAGCTACCGCTATGCGGAATATATTCTCCCAGAAGGGGAGATTAAAAGATGGATTGGACAAAGAAATAAAGAAACTAGAGTCTGCTGCTCAGACACCATTCGAGAAAGGTAAAAGACGGAAACGGATGCAGCAATCAAGGGCGCATCGCGTTTCATAACATATAGGTAGAACATGACACCAGAGGAAAGGGAACGAAGAGCGCAATCGCTCATAAACGACCCGTTGTTGAACGAAGCATTTGATGTACTGAAAGAAGATTTAATGAACCGTTGGAATCACAGTGGTTCAACAGATTTGGAGGCCAGAGAATCAATCTGGCTTGCAATGCGACTGCTTGACCGAATTCATGGCCATATAAACTCCATAATAGAAAGTGGACACATGGCCAAGTTGATGGAAAAGCAACACCCATATATCTGATAGAGGAATTTAATTATGGCGGATACGCAAACTGCCCCGCAAGCACCGGCTGAAACACAGCCAATACCAGCGCTAGGTGGAAGCATTACCGAAGCGCAAGAAGCATTACTTAGTTTATTGGACCCTGAAGAGGAAAAGCCACAAACTGAGGAAGCACAACCTACCGAGGAAGAAGAGTCTCAACCAGAAACGGAAGATGAATCATTTGAGGAGGAATCTGAAGAGGAAACCGAGGAAGAAGTAGAAGAGTCTGAGGAAGAATCCGAAGAAACGGAGGGTGAAGAGGAAGAGGAACTGTATGCTGTCACCGTAAATGGTGAAGAAGTAGCAGTCAGCCTTGACGAACTTCTTAGCGGCTATAGCCGACAATCCGATTACACTCGTAAGACGCAAGAAATTGCTGGTGATCGTAAAGAGATGGAGACATTGCAACAGCAGTACAACTCCGAAATTGCACAGATTCAGCAAGAGCGTCAGCAGTACATGGACGCTCTAACCAACGTCATGCAAGGTAGCATGAGCGAGTTAGAGAAATTTGCCAATGTAGATTGGAACGCTTTAAGGGAAACTGATCCCATAGAGTATGTTACAACTAGGGAACAATATAGAGAAGTTCAGGAAAAGATTCAAGGCTTACAAAATGAGCAAGCGAGAGCGGCTCAGACTCAACAGGCTCAAAATCAAAAAGCCCAACAGGAAATGTTGCAAGTTGAGAAAGGTAAATTAGTAGAAGCTCTTCCAGAGTGGGGTGAACCAGAGAAACAAAAAGAGTTAGCGACAAACCTTCAATCCTATGCAAAGGAACAAGGCTTTACAGCAGATGAACTCAATAGTCTTATTGATCACCGTTCTATATTAGTATTGTTAAAGGCTCAAAAATATGACCAATTACAGAAGTCTAATGTAAAGTCTAAGAAGCTAAAAAACAAACCCAAAGTTATTCGCGCCGGTACGGGCACAAGCACTACAAAAAGCGATAGGTCTAAACGTGCTGCACAAATGAAACGTCTCAGGGGTACAGGGCACATTGATGATGCCTCTACACTCCTAGAGGATTTTATAGACATTTAACTAAGGGAGGGAAATGCTATGGCAGTTCCGTCAAATACTAGGGAAACCTATGGGGCTATAGGAATCCGTGAAGATTTAAGTAATATAATCTATAACATAAGCCCAATGGACACACCGTTTCTTAACGGTTGTGGGAGAGGTTCTGCGGATAACACTACGTTCGAATGGCAAACAGACGAGTTAAAGACAGTCGCCATGAATACGCAGATTGAAGGTAACGATTATACCTCAACTGCTGCGACAGAGCCTCGCCGTCTAACTAACTATACCCAAATCTCCGCAACTCAGGTCCAGAGTTCTGGCACTGCTGAAGCGGTAGACTTTGCGGGTAGAAAGTCAACTCAGGCTTATCAGTTAGCCAAACGTGCTAAAGAAATGAAACGTGATATGGAGTATATGTTACTTCAGGGTACGGTTAAGGTTCTTGGTTCTTCTGGTACTGCTAGGGAAACCGCTGCCTTTTCAACTTGGGTTGGAACCAATGACGCATCTACGTCAAATGTTGTTGCTGCTTCTACTGGTGCTGGCATTACTAACAGTGGTGCTTCAACTTATCCAGATGGAACGACAAACTCTGCAACTGGTGGCGCTAACACGACAACCACTATTGCTTTGATTAACAATGTTGTTGAACGTGTCTGGAATCTAGGTGGAACACCTGACACCATTCTGTGCAATAGCACGGTAAAAGGTACTATCAGTAGCTCTTCTGTTGGTGGTGCTGTGGTTGCCGAACCCAGAGGTCCTCATTCAGGGTCTAGTCCTATAACGGCTGTAAATGCTGTTGATGTTCTTGTTACGGACTTTGGTACGTTTAAGGTTGTACCTGATCGGTTCATCCCCGCTACCAATGTTGATTTTGTGGACTTTGACCTTTGGTCAGTTGACTATCTACGTCCTTTCCGTACAGAAACTCTTGCCAAATCTGGCGATAGTGTGAAACAGCTTTTGATTGCTGAGTACGGTTTGCGAGCTAAAAATGGCAACGGAAGTGGCCAGTTGAAGAGCGCAATCTAAATAGTCTTGGTTTAGCCCCCTTCGGGGGGCTTTTCCTCAACGGAGAAATAAGATGGCAAATATTGGACAACCGCCTAGCAAAGGCACAGCAACCGCTATTGGCCCAGACATGAATCCTCCGCCTTATTCAGAAGGCGAACCCAAACTTAAAAAGTATGGGCCGGGAACAGATGGCGCTTTAGGGCATACGTTGCATAATGGAACTGTAGACAATGCTATAGACTCTCAAGTTAGAAAAGTAGGCAAGGTTTATGGCTGGTAAAACGAGTAAGTCTGTAAAACAGAAACCTGCTGAGCGGAAAAAAACACAGCAACCTATGACTTTTGAAGAAAAACTTTCCGATACAAAATCCCGAATGGATAAAATTGTAAAGGGAGAAGATCAGGGGTATCATTTAAGATGACTGAAAAAGTACAACCTAATATGTTACATACTACTTTTCATTCAAGTGCGGATGAAAAAGAGTTTACTGTAAATACATATCAGGACGTAGAGCCAGTTCTAGAGGAGAATAAGAAATCCTATAATAACTATGGTGATTTACTTACTCCGGGCAAGTCTGGTGAAGGTGTGCGTGTTGCTTCCATACCATTAAACGTATGGACTCAGTGGATGAAAGAAACAAACGGAGAGATAGAGAAAGATCATAAACTTATGAAGAAGTATCTAAACGATCCAGACAATAAATATTTTAGAACAACACCAACGAGGGTTTAACTATGTGGTTATATGCATTTGGCGTTGCTGGTCGCGCACAAACTGACACAGCAAACGGATACAGAGTCTTAAACCAAAAAATATTCTATTCAGCCCGTAACGTCTAATGGCTATTAGCAACTACAGCGAGCTACAGACCGCTGTAGCTAACTGGTTGGACAGGGATGACCTGACCGCTAGGATACCGGAGTTTATTGCCTTGGCAGAAGCAAGATTTAATAGAGTCTTGCGCCTACGTTCTATGGAAGCTAAGTATACTGCTAATACTGTTGCAAGTCAGAGAAATCTGGCATTGCCAACAGGCTATATACAGATGCGTAATTTCCAAGTTAATACTAACCCATTAACTACGCTTTCGTATGTAACCCCTGAAATCTATGATAGATTATGGGGGGGTAGTACTAGCGGAACTCCAAAGTTTTACACTATCTTGGCTAACGAGGTTTCATTTGGTCCTATCCCCGCCAGCGTTCAAGAGGTGGAAATGCTTTTTTATAAAAAGTTTGATAACCTGAGCGTATCAACGACAACCAATTGGCTTATTACTAACGCGCCTGACATTTATCTATATGGTTCTATGCTTGAGGCCGAGCCTTTCATAATGAATGATGAGAGAGTTCAATTGTGGGCTACTGCATTGGAGAGGGGTGTGAATGATCTTCAGGAGCAGGATAACAAGGATAGGCATTCTGGTTCTGCTCTTAGGGTAATGAACACTAGCGGATATATGTAATGACTGCGCCCATCACTTGGGCGGAGGCTACCTCTCCCATCCTGTGGAGCAACATAGGGATAAACTGGAACACTCCTGCTGAGACAGGTAGTGCAACTTATGCTCTAGATGGTGGGTTTACTCTAGACGCTAGTCATACAAAGGGCGCTTCTATTTCGTTTGGACTAGACGCTTCTTACGCTTTAGCTGAAGACATGACGATGCCAGTGTCTGCGTCGATGGGGACTACTATAAGTTCGGACCTGCAACATGGTCTTGTAGTACAGGGCGCTGGTACGTTTGCTGTTGATCTATCGCAGTTAAGTACAGTAACCGCAACCATGAGTCCGACTATTACGTTTGATCTGGATGCTGATTACTCTTCTGTTGGAAACCTGTCTTTCTCAGATTCTATCTCCTTTGGCGGCACGTTATCACAAAGCGCACTAGATAGCTTCTTGTGGAACCCAGAGACAGACCCAACAACAACATGGACGGCTGTAACTGATCCTACTACAACGTGGTCCGGTGAAACAGACCCAACAACTATATGGACTAAGGTGGACTATCCAAATTGAAAATGCAACCAACAATGAAGGCCGATGGAGGTCTAAGAATGAAACACGATAATGATTATACTATCGGCCTGAAGAATATATGGGAAGTGGTTTGTTACGGTTCTGACGGTCAGGAGAAGTGGAGAGAGATAAACAAGAATCTCGTCACAACGGCTGGCGCAAACCATGTGCTGGACGGTACATTCAAAAGCGGAACACAGATTACCAGTTGGTATGTTGGATTAAAAAAAGCCGGGACTCCTGTAATCGCCGATACTATGGCATCGCACTCTACTTGGCTTGAGATGCTCCATACATCAACTTACTCTCAGACTGTTAGGCAAACTCTAACGCTAGGGTCTATAACAGGTACAACTACCAGCACTTGTGATAACTCCTCAAGCAAAGCAACATTCTCCATAAACGCAACCAACACTTGCGCGGGTGCTTTTGTTGTTAGTAACAACGCTACGTCTTCTGCGACAGCGGGAACCTTGTATGGTGTTGTGGACTTTGCATCAGCTAGGGCGGTTATTTCTGGAGACACTCTGGAAGTGACTGTAACCCTCACAGCAGCGAGTGCATAATGGCTGTCGAATCCGCAACATGGGTAACACAATTAGTCGATACCAACCCCGTTGTTGGTGACCCAGTTGGAGAAGGTGACGATCATCTTAGAATGTTGAAAACCGTTCTGAAGAATAGTTTTCCATCTACCTCTACCACAGCGATAGTTCCTAATATGTCGGGTCAGTCTGGTAAGGTTTTAACTAATGACGGAACTGATGCCTCATGGGGTGCGGCTGGTGATCCGGCAGGAACAGCCATAGCGATGGCG